CACCCCCACGACCGCCACGACCGAGATCACGCCCACCGACTTCGACACGATGCTGGCCTACCTCGCATCGTCCACGATCAGCGTCGTGCCCATCGGCGACGTGATGCGGGCCTGACCTCACTTCCTTCCGAAGATGGAAGGCGTAACCAGACAGTCGTCTTGATGCTGGCATGCTGTCGGCCATGGCCGAAGGCAAGATCCTCCGAGCGAACCTGCTCAGTGCACAGACGCAAGCCCGCAAGGAGATGCTGCTGCAGCTCTACGCCACGGGCATGACGATCCTCGAGGCGCTGGGCGATGCCCGTGTCGGGGTGTCGTACTCGGCGTACCGCCAGTGGCGAGCTCGCGATCCGCACTTCGCCGCCAAGGTCGACCTGCTGCGTGTCGATCGGGACAACGTCGAGCCGGCACCACGGGGCTCGCGCGCCGAGTTCGCCAAGAAGTACTTCGGCATGCAGTACGCGGCGTTTCAGCTGATGTTCCTCAACGAGGTGGATCAGATGCCGCCCGGCAACATCGTGATGTGCCTGTGGCCGCCCGAGCACGGCAAGACGACGACGTTCGAGAACTACGCCACCGAGCAGCTGGCGGTCGACCCGCAGTTCCGCATGACGGTGGCCTCGGCCAACATCCGCATCGCGTCGAAGATCGTCTCCCGTGTGAAGAACCGGCTCGAGCCGTCGGGCCCGTTCAAGCAGCTGGTGCGCGATCACGGCCCGTTCAAGCCCCCGGTCGGCATGGGCCGTCACGAGACGGTCGCGCAGCCGTGGTCGTCGCAGGTGTTCAACGTCTACAAGAAGGCCGACCAGGACGAGCGGGACTACAACATGCAGGCGCTCGGCTTCAAGTCCGAGATCGTCTCGACCCGTTGCGACCACCTCCACCTGGACGACCTCCAGTCGTTGAAGAACCTCGGCCAGGCCGAGGCGATGGAGGAATGGGTGCGCCAGGACGCACTGTCGCGACCGGGCATGTCGGGCAAGACCTCGATCGTGGGCACCCGTGTGGGAGAGGACGACATCTACGAACGGCTCGCCTCCGACGGCGACCTCGACGGCATCCTCAAGGTGCTGAAGTTCAAGGCGATCACGACCGACTACACCGACCCCGACAACCCGGTCGAGATGGGGCTGTGGCCGGAGAAGTACACGCTGGACGACTACGACCGGATGCGCCGCAAGGCCGGCGCCGAGGCGTGGGACCGGGGCTACATGATGAACCCGGGCGCGTCGCGCAAGGACGCCACGTTCCAGGACAGCCACATCGACCCGTGCAAGAACCCGCAGATGTCGCTCCTGCACCGCCCGACGCAGGGGTCGTTCATCCTCGTGGGCCTCGACCCGGCGCTCGGTGGCATGAACTGCATCATCGCCTGCGAGCAGCGCAGCGACCCGTCGCCCAAGCTGATCGTCCGGGCGATCCGTGAGGCGAAGAACCTGCGCTCCAATGAGCAGATCATGCAGGAGCTCAATCAGGTGATCGCGTTGATGAACCAGACCGGCCGCACGACCGACGTGGTGATCGAGACGATGAACTTCCAGAAGGGCCTGGCTCGCGACGAACGGCTGCTCGAGATGCGCCAGCACTACGGCTTCGCGATGCGCGAGCACCTCACCGGCTGGAACAAGTACGACGAGGACATCGGCGTGGCGTCGATGGTCACCAGCTTCATCAAGCGCGAGATCGAGCTGCCGTGGGCAGAGGACCCGACCACTCGCAACGAGATCGGTGAACTGATCCGTCAGCTGAAAGCGTGGCGGCCGGGAGCTCGTGGCACGAAGCTGCGCCAGGACCGCGTCATGGCGCTGTGGTTCGTGTGGATCCTGTGGCAGTCCCGGTGGAAGCGCACCAATCAGTCGTCGGGCAACACGGAAACCTTGAAGCGGCAGGGCGTACCCTGGCGTGGCACCAAATCCGGCCTGATCATCCCAGTAGGAGCGAAGATCTGATGGCACGTTCGTTCGAGGAAATCGTCCGTCTCACCCAGGACATGCAGCGTGTCCAGGGCCCGATCGTTCTCCGCATGCGCGACGTGCTGAACCGCTACGACGGTGAGTGGGTCATCCCGATGCCCGATCTGTCCGATGAGCCGGTGATGCCGCAGCTCACCCCGGCGCTGATCGCTGAGGCGGTCGACGCGATGGCGATGCGTGCGTCGTCGGTGATGCCGATGACCTCGATCCCGGCGTTGTCGAAGAACAAGGACACCGGTGCCCGGTCGAAGGAGTACGCGACGATCCGCCGCAAGGTGATCGCCGGCACCTACCACCTGTCGAAGTGGAAGCTGGGCCGCCGCCGCTTCTACCGCCACCTCTCGGCCTACCACACCGGCTCGCTGATCGTGCTGCCGGACTTCGATGCCGAGATGGTGCGTCTCCACGTGCGCGACCCGCTGTCGTCGTTTGCAGAGCCGCAGGCCGCCGAGGAACTGCGCCCGCCGAACTACGTGTCGTTCCTGTACCGCCACTCGGGCGAGCACCTGCGGATGTGCTACCCCGAGCTGCGTGACGACGCCGGGGGCCCGATCACTGCTCGCGACACGAACGAGCTGTGGGACGTGTGCGAGTGGGTGGACGAGGACCAGATCGTGTTCGGCCTCGTCGGCCCGGTGCACCCTGACGGCATGCACATCAACGCCCGGACGATCGGCACGCCGTGGCGTCAGCTGGGCCCGGCGTACCCGAACAAGGCCGACTGCATGCCGGCGATCGTGCCGCACAACGTGGCGCTCGGCAAGATTGCGTCGCGCATGGCGGCGATGATTGGCAACGTCGATCTGCAGGCGAAGATGATGGCGCTGAACATCATCGCTGCGGAGAAGGCGATCTTCCCCGACGTCTACATGCTCGGCCGCCAGAACGGTGCACCGCAGGTGGTGGGCGAGTCGTGGAAGGACGGCCGCACCGGCGAGATCAACACGCTGATGGACGTCGAGGCCGTCGGCGTGCTGCGCTCGGCTCCCGACGTCGGCACCGCCCAGACCATCGACCGTCTCGAGCGCAACTTCCGAGCGTCGACCGGCCTGGTGCCCCAGTTCTCCGGTGAGACGTACGGCGCGCTGCGCACCGGCGCCGGTGTGAACGCCCTCGGCGGGATGGCCGTCGATCCGCGCATCCAGGAGATGCACGAGATCTCCGAGGCGTGGATGCCGCACGTGAACTCGGCCATCCTGTCGTCGTGGAAGGGCTACTTCAAGGGCCAGCGCACGTTCTTCTCCGGCTGGCCGTCCGACCGGGGCCTGGTCGAGTTCGACCCCGAGACGCACATTGAGTCGACCGAGAACACCGTGTCGTACGCGATCGCCGGCGCCGACGTCATCCAGCAGACGCAGATCCTCGGCTCGCTGTTCGGAGCCAAGGCGATCTCGTCGCGCACGTTCCGTGAACGCCACCCGTGGATCGATGATCCCGAGGCCGAGGGCTCGATGGTGGACGAGGAGGCGTTCGAGGACGCGCTGCGCCAGTCGATCCTGCAGAAGCTCGTGAGCGGCGAGCTCCCCCCGACGGTGGCCGTGCTGATGCGCGATCACATGCAGAAGGGCAACGACATCTTCTCGGCGGTGCTGTTCGCTGACGAGGAGATGCGTCGCCGCCAGGCGACGGTTGCACCGCCCGCCCCCGAGGGGATGATCGCCGCACCGGAGGCGATGCCCGGCATGGCGGCCGGGCCCGGTGGGATGCAGCAGCCCTCGGCCGAGCCGATGCAGGCTGCCGATCAGGTCGAGGTGCCGCAGGGCACCGCTCGCATGCGCCAGCTGATGCAGGCGTTCCAGGGAGGTCAGTGAGATGCCCCGCAAGGCCAAGCCCACCATCTCCGGTGCGCCCGCTCAGCCGGTCGGCCCCGTTGCTGGTCAGAACTACGGTGCTGGCGTCCAGCAGATGGCGTTGCAACAGGCAATGCCCGCCCCTGACGTGCGTGCTGCGGCTCCCGCAGCGCCTGCTCCGACGGATCAGCCGCCTGCACCCGTCGCGCCCGAGGGCCCGTCGGACGCCGAGCGCTTCCAGCAGGCGATGCAGGCCGCTCAGGCGGCCACACCCGAGGTCGGGCTGCTCACCCGTCCCACCGAGCGC